ATTTTATACTTATTAAATATACATAAATTCATTAATATTAGGTTTATTTTTTCTATTCTTTACTTCTTTATTATCTATAAACATAATGAATCCTTTTTGAATATCCTCCATAATTAATTTTGTTTTAAATTTAATATCTTTACAAAAAACTCTTTTACTATGTGCTATTTTAATTTTGGATAAAAGTGTTTCCATATCTCTACCATAAAATTTAAAGTACTCCATATTTTTTTCAAACCAACATAATTTTATTTTATCATCAAAAGACCATTCTATATCTTTAACTTTTTTTTCAAAAATCAGTTTTAATTCCAATGCTTTATAATCATCTGTCTTAAATCTCCATGGAAAACGCGAATTTAATCCTTGATTATAAGAGAAGAAACATTTATCTAATTCTTCCTCATAACCAGCAATTATAACCATTAGATTTTCTTTATTATCACTTAATGATTCACATAATGTATCTATACATTCCTTTGCGAATGAATCACGTTTTTCATTATTTCCTAAAGCATATGCTTCATCTATAAATAAAACACCACCTAAACATTCCTCTACTAATTCTTTTGTTTTTAGTGCTGTTTGTCCTAAATAACCAGCTATTAAATCAGCTCTTGTTGCCTTTTTAAACTTATTTTTTTTTAAAACACCTAAACCACAAAATATTTTTCCAATTATTTTTGCTATTTCTGTTTTACCAGTACCAGGTGGACCATATATAACCGTATGCATAAAATCACCATTTTTTGTATTTTTCGTTAAATGAAGTTTTTGTATGAAATATAATATTTGATTTACAATATTACTCTTTAAATTTTCCATACCGATCATGTTATTTAAATTTTCCAGTGGTTCTTTAATATTATTTATTGATTTCATATCAATATTATATTCTATATTATCCTTTAATGGGAAATCTTCTATTAATTTTAATAAATCACCTATATTATCTATGGTTCTTTTTATATAAACCTTTGTTTTTTCTGGAATTTCAACTAAAGTATTTTCTTTTTCATTTTCTTCTTCATTTTTTTCTAATATTTTTGGTGGAATATAAATAGAATTATGACGATGATGTGGTGGTGGATAAAGTGGTCTTTTAAAAAAGGTTTTTTTTTTTAAAGTAGTTGACTTATATGTTTTATTATAATTCAATTCAATATTTTCAATAAGAGCATCTAATAAATTTTTCCTTTTATTTTTATATATAGTGATAAATGGTTTACTGTTTTTTCTTTCTTCTTTTATTTCTTTTAAAATATTTTGAAGTTTTATATTAAATGATTTTTTTTTTATATTATTACTACAATCTTCTAAGTTAGAAAAAAGTGGATTAATAATAAAATTCATAGATATATCTTCTAATATTGTTAATTTATTTGTTTTATTTCCGGATTGATCTTTCATTAATATAACACGCGAAAATTTTTTTTAAAAACTATTTAAAGATAAATTGATTCATAATTAAATTACATATATGTCTAAAAAAAAAATGACTGATTTATCTGATGAAGATGTTTGGTCTACTATAGAATCTTATTTTGAAGAACAACATTTGAGAAGAGCAGTAAGACATCAAATAGAATCATATGATTATTTTACAAATCATCAAATAAAAGAAACTATTAATATGTTTAATCCAGTAACAATACATTCAGAACAAGATTATAGTCCAGAAAATGATAAATATATGCTTGAAATCATCATTTCATTTGGTAATTTTCATATATATAGACCACAAATTCATGAAAATAATGGTGCTACAAAACTGATGTTTCCACAAGAAGCCAGAAATAGGAATTTTACATATTCAACAAGAATGACTGTTGACATGGATATTAAAATCGTAAGAAACTTTGGGGAAGAATTGAAACAACAGAGAACATTCTATAAAACTTTGAAAAAAATTCATATTGGGAAACTACCTATTATGTTAAAATCAAACATTTGTGTTCTTTCACAGTTTAATCATCTAAATAATGATTTAACAGGTGAGTGTAAATATGATGCAGGGGGATATTTTATAATTAATGGTAGTGAAAAAACTGTTATCGCACAAGAAAGAGCCGCTGAAAATAAGGTATATTGTTTTAATATAAAAAAAAATAATAATAAGTGGGCTTGGTTAGCAGAAATTAAATCAATACCTGATGGTAAATGTATTTCACCAAAACAAATAAATATTGTAATTTCTTCCAAAACTTCTGGGTTCGGCCACCCTTTATATATACAAATACCAAGAATTAAACACGATATTCCCATATTTATTGTTTTCAGAGCACTTGGTATTATTTCCGATAAAGATATTTGTGAAATTATATTATTAAATATCGGTGATGAGAATAAAAATTTACTTTATAGACTGAAAGCTTCTATTATAGAAGCAAATAATATTACTGATAAACAAAGTGCCTTAGATTATATTAATGCTTATGCTATGTATACTCCTATTAATATGGAAAAAGAAAAGGGTGCTAGGAAAAAAATGGAATTTACCACAAATGTTATTGAAAATGACTTATACCCACATTGTAATACAAAACAAAGAAAAATTTATTTTCTAGGATTTATGATTAGCGAACTTATTAAAACTAGTATGGGACTTAGACCAATTGATGATAGAGATTCTTATGCGAATAAACGCATCGATTTGAATGGATCACTACTTAATAATTTATTCCGGAATTATTTCAATAAACTTGTAAAAGATATGAATAAACAAATTGTCAGAGAAATCAATAATGGTTCTTGGAAGTCAAAGGAAAATTATATGAATATTATCAATCATACAAATATCTATAAAATTGTAAAATCTACTACTATTGAGAATGGTATTAAACGGGCTCTTGCCACTGGTGATTTTGGTATTAAAAATACAAACTCTAATAAAGTTGGTGTAGCACAAGTTCTTAATAGACTTACATATGTTTCTAGTCTTAGTCACTCACGTCGTGTGAATACACCTATTGATAAAAGTGGTAAACTTATTCCTCCTAGAAAATTACATAATACACAGTGGGGATTTATATGTCCTGCTGAAACACCAGAAGGACCACCGGTTGGTGTTGTGAAAAATCTAAGTTATTTAGCACATGTAACTATCCGTTATAACACAAGTAATATTTTAGATATAGTAGCACAATTTGTCATTCCAATCGATGATTTAAAACCAAATGAACTTTATAAACAAGTAAAAGTCCTTATTAATGGTAATTGGATAGGTATTACAAAAAGACCGGAAGAATTATTTAATTTTATGAAATTAAAAAAGAGACAAGCTATTATTAATATATATACTTCTATCATATTTGATGTTAATAAACTTGAAATTAAAATTTGTAATGAAGGTGGTAGAATTATGAGACCTGTCTTAAATATTGAAGATGGTAAATTAATTCTTAATAAAGCTATAGTAAATAAATTAAAAACAAATGAAATTAGATGGGATGATTTGTTTACGGATCATATTTCAGATAAAACACCTCTCCAGTATATCGATGCTGACGAACAAAATTACGCGATGATCGCGATGGATAGAAATAAATTAAATAAACATAATACACATTGCGAAATTCATCCTAGTACAATTTTCGGATTACTTGCTAGTTGTATCCCTTTCCCAGACCATAATCAATCGCCTAGAAATACTTATCAATGTGCTATGGGTAAGCAAGCTATGGGAACATATGCGACAAATTATAATAATAGAATGGATAAAACCGCTTATATTCTATCTTATCCCATGAAACCCTTAGTTGGGACAAGATTGATGGATTTTGTCAAGCTTAATAATATTCCTTCCGGTAATATGTTAGTAGTTGCTATTATGTCTTATACAGGATATAATCAGGAAGATAGTATCTTATTCAATAAAGGTTCTATTGATAGAGGACTATTATCAGCTACTATATTTCATACTGAAAAGGATGAGGATAAGAAAATTCACGGAGATGTGGAAATTCGCTGTAAACCTGATAAAAATAAAACAAAAGGTATGCGCTTTGCTAACTATAATAAACTAAATAGTAATGGTATTGTTCCTGAGAATACACTTATTGATGATAAAGATATTATTATTGGAAAAATGATACCAATTAAAGCTGCTAGAAACGATCATACACAAGTTATTAAGTATTCAGACCAAAGTAGAATGTATCGTACAGTTGAAGAATGCTATATTGATAAAAACTATATACATAGAAATGGAGATGGATATACTTTCGCTAAGACCAGAATCAGAGCACATAGAACACCTACTATCGGAGATAAATTTTCAAGTCGCCACGGACAAAAAGGCACGATAGGTCTTGTCATTGACGAAAAAGACATGCCTACAACAGCAGATGGTTTAAGACCAGATATTATTATTAATCCACATGCTATTCCTAGTCGCATGACTATCGGACAATTAAAAGAAACACTACTTGGTATTTTACTACAAGAGCTTGGATTATTTGGAGATGGAACTAGTTTCGGTGATGTTACTATTGATAGTATTAGAGAAGAACTTATTAAACATGGATACGACCAGAATGGTAATCGAATTCTTTATAATGGTATGACAGGTGAGATGCTAGAAGCCTCCGTCTTTATTGGTCCAGTATTTTATCAGCGTCTGAAGCATATGGTAAAAGATAAGCAACATAGTAGAGGCAGTGGTCCAATGGTTGTTTTGACGAGACAGCCAGCAGAAGGTAGAGCAAGAGAAGGTGGGTTGAGATTTGGGGAAATGGAGCGTGATTGTATGGTTTCACATGGTGCTTCAAGATTTACTAAAGGTAGAATTTATGATGCATCGGATAAATATATTACATATGTATGTAAAGATTGTGGAATGTTTGCCATCTTTAATGATGAAAAGGGTATCCATCACTGTAGAATATGTGATAATAGGACTAATTTCAGTAAAGTAGCAATTCCATATGCTTGTAAACTATTATTCCAGGAATTAATTACGATGAATATCGCTCCTAGAATTATTACAGAATAATATCTTTTTAGGAAAAAGATAACAAAAATCTTTTAAAAAGATTACAAAAATTAAATTATAATCTCATTTTTTTTATCTTAGATTTCCTTTTTATCTTAGATTTCCTTTTTTTATTGGATTTTTTTCTCCGACGTGTCCTTCTGTTTTGTCTTCTTTTCCGACTCTTACGCTTTCTTGTTTTTCTACTTCCTCCTGCGAGATCATAATTTGTAATGCCTTTCCACCACACCGTTTCATACGTTTTTGTATGTGGTCCCCTTACCCGAACTTTTATCATACCATTTTTGTCGGGAGGTTCTAACATTAAACCAATCACATCATCCATATTATTATTTTTAAGTATATATAATCTTTCTTTCTTTGGCAGTCTCATAAATGGGTGGCGACTTATTGGTTTTCTTGACGTCAAAAACCTTTGCCAACTTTCCACCTCCTTTCTCTCATCATCTCTCACTCTTGCTGCTTCTCTCGCAATTCGTGCCTGCTCCGCTGCTGCTACCGCTGCCACTCTGGCTACTTCGGCTTCTGCTGCGATGCGTGCCTGCTGTGCCAATTCATTGTATCTCATATTAGTCATCCACATATTATTGTAAAATACCATAAAGACCCTATCCACAAACTTCCTTCCAGGTAATGAATTGATTTCAGGATACTCCCCAAGTTCACTTACTATCCTTTTAGTTTGAATATCTAACATATTATTTTGCTGATCTTCTATAT